GCCGGCTGCGTTGTGATTTTATATTGTCCGGTATTGAAATTCATGCGCGTATTTTGGTCGGCAACCGGGAGCGGGAGGGGATAGCGAAATTCCCGCCCCGATTGCCTGTTCTTTATGCTTGCCGAAGCAGTTTAATGGCGTCAGTGTTGACCAATTTGCCATCAGTACGCAGCCAGCCCAAAAAGCCGTCTGCCAACTGATCTGCAAAGCGTTCTTTCAGCCGGACCATGCCAAAGCCCTGCACGTTGCGAATCCAGTACTTAGACCAGTCGCCAAACGCAATCGTTTTGTTGCCCGTTGCGATGGTTGGGAAATCCTGGTTGACTACATAGTTGTAGCCCAGGATTTTGCCCGGAATGCCTTCCTGGAAAGATGGTTGCCAGATTGGCGCCACGTTGGTCGTTTGGTCCAGTTTCAGGATGTACGCCAAAGTGGCGTCATTCATCATAAAAGCTGCACCCGGTACGCGGTATGCTGGATCAATAGAATGCACCAGGTCGATGATTTCGCTTTTCGTGATTGCCGTACCGCTGGCCGTCGTTTTTCCGGTAGATGCCCCGCCCGAAGCTGCAAGGATGCCCGTAGGCTTTCCGCTGCCGTCGCCGTCGGTGTAGGCTTTATTTAGGGCACGGCCTGCGCGAACACCAAATAGTTCGGCTAAGTGACGGGAAACAAAGTCCACATCTTCGTCCTGAATAATTTCCCAAGTGAGCAACACAATGTCTGCCCAAGTAAAATCGCCAAGCGTGACCTGCGCGAATGTGAAGTTGTTCGACGTCAGCCCGCTTGAGCGTTCAGCGGATTGCCATGCGCCCGTGCTGGTGGTGTCGTTCACGGTAGGTAGGCGCATTACACCGCCGCGCTTGCTGTTGTGCGTGTATGCAGCCTGCATCATGCCGCCGTATGCCTTCAGGTATACTTCCAACATCCGTACAAATTCCTGCGGAACCAGGTACGAGCCTTTGGCGTCGGAATCGGTAGAGTTTTGTGCTTTGGTCGGCGATTCAGCGCGGGAAAGGCGGCGGGCTTCGGATTCGCTGACCCGAAAATCTTCATCCAGCAGCCGCTTGAAAAATCGCTGCAATTCGCCGTTTTGCCGTTCCTTCTCCGAAGGCGGCGTCAGGCTGAATTCAGCTTCGCGGGTATTCATTTCGACATCAATCTGCGTCTGAATGCGGAGTTTTTCAATCTCTGCATCATATGACTGCATTTCTTTGTACGCCTTTTCCCATTGCTGGTTTTCTTCTTCAGACATTGCCCGCTTTTCGTCAGCGGCTTTTTTCGTGAGCGCGGTCATTGCTGAATAGCACCCGCCCCGGAGCTCGTGTAATTGCTTCTCGTCACGCATTGCGTTTCAAATTTTGATTTGTGATTGAATGAGCAGGTGGGGCATTAGCGCAACCCGCCAATTATTTTCAGGCTTTGCGCCCTCTTTTTCGTTTTCTTCTTCCTGTTCTTCTTCCTCAGTCGGATCGGGCATTGCAACCCGTGTAGCAGCTACCAACAACTGCCGGAAGCTCATTTTTTCGGGTTCTTCGACTGCTTGCTGTGTCTGGTAGTTGTCAATTTCGGCAACCAAACCAAGATCAACCGCTTCCTTTGCTGTCATCCAGTGATCTTCGTAATCGTAAAACCGTTCCCGGACTTCCGTTTCTTCCATGCCTGTGACGGCTGAAAATGTCGCAATGGCTGTATCATCGAACTTATCCAGCATGTCAGCACATTGGCGCATCCGCTTTGCTGTACCCCACTCGAATGACGACGTTGCATGCGTCATCAGCTTCGAGTTGATCCCAACGTGGCGTTTATGGCCACTGATCCAAATATCGAATGCCATGCTTGCGGCCATGCCATCCACATAGGTGTGAATCTCACTTTTGCTGTTCCGGATCGCTGTAATGATCGGATCGCCGTGCATGACGGAACCACCCGGCGAATTGATCCGGATATTGATGCGGGAATTGCTTTTTTCCAGATCCCGGATAGCTTTCACTACCTCGATGTCTGTAAGGTTGGTTTCCGCTTCCGGGTCCCACCAATCTTCTTGCCCGATGTAACCGTAAATCAGGATTTCGGGCGTGTTGTCTGCGTCCGTTCCCGTAATCACCCGGAAATAACTACCCGTTTGCCCCTGCGGGCGTATCTTCTTCGTTGCCATCGGTTGCGTTTTGTGCCGGTATCGGCGGTTGAATTTCTTCCGGTTCTTTGGTTGGGTCGGCCATGTTCAGCGGGATGTAATAAGCCTTGCCGCTACCGTCTTCAATCGGCGGCAATCCCTGTGTGCGGCGTACTTCGTCCCGGTTTGCGACGCCCCATTTCATTAGGGAATCAATCAATTTCGACTGGCTTTCTACGTCAGCACCCAATATTTCGGAGAAGTCGAAGCGGATTTCGTGATTTGCTTTTTCGTTTTCAGGAAGCAGCTTCCAAGCGAGTTCGGCGGCGATATTGAAACAAAGCGGTTTGAGTGTGTAGGTCACAAACAGCTTTGATAATTCTTCGATGTTATTGAATGTTGCGCGGTCCAGGTCTTCAAGCAGGAACTGAGGGACGCCGGTAATGCGGGCAATGTCAGAAACCAGGCTTTTTTTGGTTTCAGTGTACCCGGCTTCCATTGGCGTTGCACCGATGCGGGTATATTTTGCACCCTGTTCTAAGATTGCGGTTTTGCCCGCGTTAGTGGGGCCACTGTGCGAAGCCCTCCAGCTATCAGACATCCGCTTATAACCGTCGTCCGTTAATTTCTGAGGTACTTCAATTGTGCCAGCCGGGAAAGCTCCGTTTGAATAAAAAAACTCAATAAATCCCTGATTTGCCAGCGCCGTCCCAAGTATGCCTTCAAAAGTATCTACTATTCCAATGCCGCGAATCCCATCCCAGGACAGTCCAGAAATGTGAATGATCCGATCCGCTGCATAAGGCGTTGAGGTTGTCTTTCCGTCTTCTGCTTCGGTTTTGTACTCATATACCGGCTTCCCTTTCTTTGTGATTTTGACCGTCATTTGCATTGGGTTCAAAACCTGCATTGAGGTTGCCAACCCCTGATTCCTTGCGGATCGGTCAATGAGCGCGTAAAAATTGCCAAAGGTGAGCAGGTGAAGGACGGCGGTTTGAAAGAAGTTGTACCTGGTGATATTTTCGGAAGGTCGCAGGTTGAGCAGCCGCGTAATGGCATGTTCTCGGCGCTTCTTTACGCTGTCATCACTGTTTATTTTGAAAACAGAAATTGGAAGGGAGGCGATTACGCCGGATAGGATTGTAATTGCCCGGAAAAAGGAAGTGACCGCCAAAGACGTTTGTTCGTCTACCGGAAACTGGCTATTTCCTGATCCCAAAGCGCCCAAAGTTTCGGAACTAAGCGGATTCGCGGGATTTTCCAATGGGTTTCCCTTTTCCGCATTTGCTGCTGAATTGGAGAAAATACCCATAAATCTTTGGAAAAAACTTGCCATCCCTTGCGCTTTGATGGCAAAAGTAGGCGGGTAGGGGTGTCACTTTGGGTGTGATTATGTGGTAAGGGCAAAAAGTAAGGGTAAAAGTAAGGGGCTTACCGTAGGTTTATTCGTCATTATTTTCAAGCGGATAATCAATAATCCTGATCATCTGCCCAGATTGGTGAAATTTATACCTTGCTGTATGAAACGAATGCACGTTGCAATATTTTGGCGGCAACCCCAATTCCTGCCGTTCTCGTTCGACTTTCTCCCATGCTTCCCGATACGTCACTTGTTCAGTCGCTGAAATTGCGGAAACCAATCCGAAATAGGTTTCTGGTTGCTCCAATACCTTTACCATCTGTGCGAATTTTTCTTTTTCCGTTCCCATAATCGAGTATCTTTGTAACTCATTAGTTGTGGGACAACTAAGTACGCATATCCTTTGCCTGAGCGCGCCCGCGTTCGGGCTTTTTTATAGCGTTCTGAATCCTTCTTCCCTTTCCTGCGTCGTGTAAATGCTCTGATCGTTTGCCCGTAGCCATCGAAAATACATTGCAAAACACATTCCCAGCACCACCAACCCGTCTATTTTTTCCCGGCTTTTGCGCTTTGAGAACTTTTTCAGCCCGTTGTTATCCACATCCACGACCACGTTTCCCATATTCCAACGCAAAACCGGGTTCCCTTGATGGTTCAACCGGCCCGCGCTGACCAAATTTTCAATCATCACAATTGGTTCATTGAAGTTTCCGGGCGTCTGCCTGATTTCCGACATATCAAAACCGTAGTCCTGCAAAGATACGGCAAGTTGGGTAGATTGCCAGGGGTCATAGCCGATGCCGTCCACCTGCAAAACCTTTCCAAAATTCAATATTTCTTCGAATATCCGTTCGTGGTCGGTCACGTTTCCGGCGGTCGTTTGAATGATTCCTTCGCGCTCCCAATCCATGTATGGAACCTGGTCCCGCCTGACCCTTTCTTCGATATTGTCTTCAGGGATGAAAAAGCGCGGGAAGAAAATGAACGGTTCTTCTGTTTTTGGCCGGGGAATAATCAGGGCCCCGCAAACAGTTAAATCTCGATTGTTGGAAAGGTCAATTGCGCAAAATGCTTGCCGTCCTGCAAAGTCTTCGATTTTGGCCGGCACTTGGTTTTGCATCCAAAGATCATCAGGCAACCAAACTTCCGATTGCCGTACCCACCAATTAAGGTTTTTGGTTTTGAAGTTGGTTTCTACGCTTCCGCCGTCTCTTTTGGCGTCCCTGTATTCTTCCATTAGCCCTTCATGCGTAGGCGTATGTGGGTAGGACGGGTTTGCCTTTCCCCACATCTTTGGGTTTTCCCATTCTTTTTCGGGATCGTCTAATGAGTAGATAAGCGCAAACGTACTATCCCCTTTGCTTTGACCCGACAATAACCTTTCGCATGAATCGCGCATCTTTTTGCACGGCCCGTTGATATTAAACCCCGCCGTTGTAATTACAACCGTCAAGGGTTGCAACCGATTCACTGTTCCGGATTTTATGTTTTCCAATATCTTCCGGTCGGGGGCTTCGTGGAATTCATCAATTATGCTGATATGCGGCTTTATCCCATCCTGCGTTTTACTATCCCCACCTAAAGGCGAAAAGAAAGATCCGTTCGATTTGTTTTTCAGCGACCGGGTATTAATCGAATCGTACACCTTCAACACGTCGGCAAAGTCTTCATCTTCCAGTGCCAGGTATTTGGCCATCACTTTGGCCGCCTCCCATGTGATTGCCGCCTGAGCGTACTTGTTTGCCCCAACAAAACATTCCGCCCCGGGTTCGCCGTCGAAGTATGTGCCAATCAAACCAATTGCCGCCGCGAATTCAGATTTGCCGTTCTTTTTGGCGATCTCGATGTATGCGGTCCGGACCACCCGAAGCCCGGTCTTTTCCCACTTAAAACCGAAAAGCCCCGCGATTGCGAAGGCTTGCCAGTCGAGTAAATTGAACCGCTTCCCCTGAAAATGTCCGCTGGTATGACGTAGCGACTGAATGATCATCGTCACTATGTCCACCGCTGTTTCATCGAAGTAGATGTCTTTGCGGGTGCGCATCTTTTCAAACCGTGCAACTGCCAGCTTTTCCAGTTTCCCGGCGATGCGCTTGCCGGTCTGTACGTTTTTTATGTAGCGCTGGTATTGCTTCATTTACTGGTTTGGGAACAGACGGTTTGTTAGTTCGCGGATTTCTTCGGCTTCTGCCTTCCTGCCTTCTGCCAGTTCTTGCGCTTGCATCACCCGAAGGATTATCAATAGCTTTGATTGGTAGAAATCATAATACCATCCGGGTTGTTGTGTTTTTTCAATAAGGAAATACAAAACCCCTCTTTGTGCCGCCTTCTGCATTACAACAGATTCGGCAAAAAGCAACCCAATATTCACTCTTATGCTATCCTCCACCGAAAAAACAACGTCATCCTCAACGCAAAAGGAAAGTTTGCAGGTTTTGTAGGAATTGAAAGTTGACGCCCACCCTTCGATCTTTGAAGGCGTTGCAATGCGGGGTTCCGGGAATGTGTCCCAAAAAATAGAATTGTCTTGCTGTGCGGAAATGGTTGTCGCAACCAACATCGCCAGGAATGGAAATAGTTTTTTCATTTTGCTTGTTTCATTTTTTCAATCTTCTCAAATATTGACAGCCGTTTTGCGTCCGGCTTTTCTTCCCGCTTTTGTTCCAGTACCTTCACCAATGCCGCTGTTTTGCTTTTGCCGGCCACTGCTTCAGCAAGCGCCCGAAGCGCCATTGGTTGTTTCGTGTCTTCCTGTAACGCGTTCAATTCTGCCTCTGACATCCCCAACAAAATCTCATACGCCTGAATGACGACTTCCGTTGTCACGGGTTCGTATCCCTTCCGGCGTAGGGCTTCGATTGCGGATGTGAGGTTTTTGGCCATTATGGTATCGTTATCTCGTTTGTCTCCCTGTTATATTTCACATAAGTAGGAACGCCATTAACAACAAAGCCCATGTTTTGCAATGCCTCTATCCTTCTGCATGGATTCGCCACTTCTTCCCGCCATAGCTTTTTGAATCGCTCCAGGTGGTCGGGGGGCATCGGCAATATAGTCACGTCGCCAATAGTGCCGATCATGGGTTGGCTGAACCAAAGTTCTGTTTGCTTGTCAATCATATTTCCACAGTTTCGACTTCAATGCTTTTTTCTTCAGCGTATTTATGTGCAAATGCTATTGCATCATAATATTCGCCTAAAGATTTGGAGTTGCGGCAAATCCCATACGGCGGGATTACTTTTATTCCAGAAAACGCACGACCCCGAAAACCCGATACCACTTTTTGAGATACCATTCTACCAAGTCGGAAACATAACAAAGGCATTCCTTCTTTTTGCTGACCAAAGCGGCATAAAAACGCCAACGGAAACTCACACGGCAGGTAAATTAGAAGCGACTGAAAGACATTTAGAAGACACCCGCAAGTGGATTGACCTGCTTTTGTCGGCACTAAAAGACCAATGAAGCAATACCAGCGCTACATAAAAAACGTACATACCGGCAAGCGCATCGCCGGGAAACTGGAAAAACTGGCAGTAGCGCGGTTTGAAAAGATGCGCGGTCGAAAGGATATATTTTTTGATGAGACGGCGGTGGATATAGTGACGATGATCATCCAGTCGTTGCGCCATACCAGCGGACATTTTCAGGGAAAGCAGTTCAATTTGTTAGACTGGCAAGCCTTCGCAATCGCGGGGCTTTTCGGTTTTAAGTGGAAAAAGACAGGGCTTCGGGTGGTCCGGACCGCATACATCGAGATCGCCAAAAAGAACGGAAAATCTGAATTCGCGGCGGCAATTGGTTTAATCGGTACGTACTTCGACGGCGAACCCGGGGCAGAATGTTTCGTTGGGGCAAACAAGTACGCTCAGGCAGCGATCACATGGGAGGCTGCCAAAGTGATGGCCAAATACCTGGCATTAGAAGACGAAGACTTTGCCGACGTGCTCAAAGTTTACGATTCGATCAACACCCGGTCACTGAAAAACAAATCGAACGGGTCCAGCTTCACCCCGCTTGGAGGTGACAGTAAGACACAGGACGGTATTAGGCCGCATATCAGCATCATTGACGAATTTCACGAAGCACCCGACCGTTCGATCTTGGAAAATATCGAATCCGGAACCGTGAACCGATTGCAGCCAATGACCGTCATCATCACAACGGCGGGTTTCAATATCAATGGCCCCTGCAAAAAGATGCGCGATTCGGGCGAAAGGATTTTGAACGGCGAAGCAGATGACGACGCCCAATTCATCCTGATTTACGCCCTTGACGACCCCGAAAAGGAATGGGAAAACCCAAAGATGTGGGGTAAAGCAAACCCATCTTTCCCGCATACACCAACGCTGGAAGGGTTGATGGGGCAGTATCGGAAGGCGAAAACGCAGGGGGCAAGTGCTGAAACCAACTTCAAAACCAAAAACCTGAACATGTGGGTACGGCAGTCGGAAGTTTGGCTACCTGATGATCTTTGGATGCAAAATCAGACCATGGTTAAAATGGAAGACTATTCCGGACGACAGGCGTTTTGTGCAATTGACCTTTCCAATAACCGGGATTTAACCGTTTGTGGCGCCCTGATTGTACCCCGACCAAAAACCGAAGAACCGTTCATTTTCTTCCCGCGCTTTTTCATACCTGAAGACAACATCGAAGAAAGGGTAAGGCGCGACCAGGTTCCCTACATGGATTGGGAGCGGGAAGGCATCATTCAAACAACCGCCGGAAACGTGACCGATCACGAACGAATATTTGAAGAAATATTGAACTTTGGGAAGGTTTTGCAGGTGGACGGCATCGGTTATGACCCCTGGCAATCTACCCAATTGGCCGTATCTTTGCAAGACTACGGTTTTGATATGTCGGAGATCCGGCAGACGCCCGGAAATTTTAACGAACCGATTGTGATGATTGAAAATTTGGTGAGCGCCGGTCGGTTGAACCATCAAGGAAATCCGGTTTTGCGCTGGAACATGGGAAACGTTGTCGTTGATGTGGACAACAACGGCCTGAAAAAGTTCTCAAAGCGCAAAAGCCGGGAAAAAATTGACGGGTTGGTAGTGCTGGGAATGTGTTTTGCAATGTATTTTCGATGGCTACGGGCGAATGATCAAAGCATTTATACGACGCAGGAAAGGGAAGAAGGATTCAGGACTTTATAAAAAAGCCCGAACGCGGGCGCGCTCAGGCAAAGGATATGCGTACTTAGTTGTCCCACAACTAATATCTGGTGCGTTGCCGAATGGCGACGCTTAGGAAGCATTTACGGCAACGCGGGGTTAGCCGCCCGCATCACATACACACATTTTTACAATGTCAGATTTCAAAACCCGCCTTGTCGAAGAAAAGGCACAACTTGATGAACGCCTTGAAAAACTTCAAGCGTTTCAAAACTCGGATGGATTTCAAAGCATCTCAGCCGTTCAACAAACGCTCCTGAATGTTCAAGCGAACGCAATGGCCACATACAGCCAAATCCTTTTGGAGCGCATTGCTTGGCTCGAACCCGTTGGGGATTCGCAAGCGTAAACCAAGCCGCTGCCGGGTATTTTATTCGGTAGCGGCTAACTGACAAATATAGTCTATTATGGGAACGGAAAAAGAAAAATTCGCACAGATGGTAAAGGTATTGGAGCAACCAGAAACCTTTTTTGGCTTGGTGATTGCGATTTCATCCGCTGAACATACAACCTACCGGGAAGCATGGGAGAAAGTCGAAAACGAGCGCCGGGAACTTGGCCTACCTCCGAAATTCTGCTCTTATGGTTCCTACCGTGTTTCCCGCTATAAATTTGAGCAATCCGGGGGCATGATACGGATAATGGACTTCCCTTCTGACGATTGTGAACCAGGATAACACCCCTACCCGCCTACTTTTGCCATCAAAGCGCAAGGGATGGCCAGTATTTTCCAAAGATTTATGGGTATTTTCTCCAATTCAGCAGCAAATGCGGAAAAGGGAAACCCATTGGAAAACCCTGCAAATGCGCTCAGTTCTGAAACTTTGGGCGCTTTGGGATCAGGAAATAGCCAGTTTCCGGTAGACGAACAAACGTCTTTGGCGGTCACTTCCTTTTTCCGGGCAATTACAATCCTATCCGGCGTAATCGCCTCCCTTCCAATTTCCGTTTTCAAAATAAACAGTGACGACAGCGTAAAGAAGCGCCGGGAACATGCCATCACGCGATTGCTCAACCTGCGACCTTCCGAAAACATCACCAGGTATAACTTCTTTCAAACCGCTGTTTTGCACCTGCTCACCTTTGGCAACTTTTACGCGCTCATTGACCGATCGGCAAGGAATCAGGGGTTGGCAACCTCAATGCAGGTTTTGAACCCAATGCAAATGACGGTCAAAATCACAAAGAAAGGGAAGCCGGTATATGAGTACAAAACCGAAGCAGAAGACGGAAAGACAACCTCAACGCCTTATGCAGCGGATCGGATCATTCACATTTCTGGACTGTCCTGGGATGGGATTCGCGGCATTGGAATAGTAGATACTTTTGAAGGCATACTTGGGACGGCGCTGGCAAATCAGGGATTTATTGAGTTTTTTTATTCAAACGGAGCTTTCCCGGCTGGCACAATTGAAGTACCTCAGAAATTAACGGACGACGGTTATAAGCGGATGTCTGATAGCTGGAGGGCTTCGCACAGTGGCCCCACTAACGCGGGCAAAACCGCAATCTTAGAACAGGGTGCAAAATATACCCGCATCGGTGCAACGCCAATGGAAGCCGGGTACACTGAAACCAAAAAAAGCCTGGTTTCTGACATTGCCCGCATTACCGGCGTCCCTCAGTTCCTGCTTGAAGACCTGGACCGCGCAACATTCAATAACATCGAAGAATTATCAAAGCTGTTTGTGACCTACACACTCAAACCGCTTTGTTTCAATATCGCCGCCGAACTCGCTTGGAAGCTGCTTCCTGAAAACGAAAAAGCAAATCACGAAATCCGCTTCGACTTCTCCGAAATATTGGGTGCTGACGTAGAAAGCCAGTCGAAATTGATTGATTCCCTAATGAAATGGGGCGTCGCAAACCGGGACGAAGTACGCCGCACACAGGGATTGCCGCCGATTGAAGACGGTAGCGGCAAGGCTTATTACATCCCGCTGAACATGGCCGACCCAACCAAAGAACCGGAAGAAATTCAACCGCCGATACCGGCACAAAACGCAACCGATGGCAACGAAGAAGATACGCCCGCAGGGGCAAACGGGTAGTTATTTCCGGGTGATTACGGGAACGGACGCAGACAACACGCCCGAAATCCTGATTTACGGTTACATCGGGCAAGAAGATTGGTGGGACCCGGAAGCGGAAACCAACCTTACAGACATCGAGGTAGTGAAAGCTATCCGGGATCTGGAAAAAAGCAATTCCCGCATCAATATCCGGATCAATTCGCCGGGTGGTTCCGTCATGCACGGCGATCCGATCATTACAGCGATCCGGAACAGCAAAAGTGAGATTCACACCTATGTGGATGGCATGGCCGCAAGCATGGCATTCGATATTTGGATCAGTGGCCATAAACGCCACGTTGGGATCAACTCGAAGCTGATGACGCATGCAACGTCGTCATTCGAGTGGGGTACAGCAAAGCGGATGCGCCAATGTGCTGACATGCTGGATAAGTTCGATGATACAGCCATTGCGACATTTTCAGCCGTCACAGGCATGGAAGAAACGGAAGTCCGGGAACGGTTTTACGATTACGAAGATCACTGGATGACAGCAAAGGAAGCGGTTGATCTTGGTTTGGTTGCCGAAATTGACAACTACCAGACACAGCAAGCAGTCGAAGAACCCGAAAAAATGAGCTTCCGGCAGTTGTTGGTAGCTGCTACACGGGTTGCAATGCCCGATCCGACTGAGGAAGAAGAACAGGAAGAAGAAAACGAAAAAGAGGGCGCAAAGCCTGAAAATAATTGGCGGGTTGCGCTAATGCCCCACCTGCTCATTCAATCACAAATCAAAATTTGAAACGCAATGCGTGACGAGAAGCAATTACACGAGCTCCGGGGCGGGTGCTATTCAGCAATGACCGCGCTCACGAAAAAAGCCGCTGACGAAAAGCGGGCAATGTCTGAAGAAGAAAACCAGCAATGGGAAAAGGCGTACAAAGAAATGCAGTCATATGATGCAGAGATTGAAAAACTCCGCATTCAGACGCAGATTGATGTCGAAATGAATACCCGCGAAGCTGAATTCAGCCTGACGCCGCCTTCGGAGAAGGAACGGCAAAACGGCGAATTGCAGCGATTTTTCAAGCGGCTGCTGGATGAAGATTTTCGGGTCAGCGAATCCGAAGCCCGCCGCCTTTCCCGCGCTGAATCGCCGACCAAAGCACAAAACTCTACCGATTCCGACGCCAAAGGCTCGTACCTGGTTCCGCAGGAATTTGTACGGATGTTGGAAGTATACCTGAAGGCATACGGCGGCATGATGCAGGCTGCATACACGCACAACAGCAAGCGCGGCGGTGTAATGCGCCTACCTACCGTGAACGACACCACCAGCACGGGCGCATGGCAATCCGCTGAACGCTCAAGCGGGCTGACGTCGAACAACTTCACATTCGCGCAGGTCACGCTTGGCGATTTTACTTGGGCAGACATTGTGTTGCTCACTTGGGAAATTATTCAGGACGAAGATGTGGACTTTGTTTCCCGTCACTTAGCCGAACTATTTGGTGTTCGCGCAGGCCGTGCCCTAAATAAAGCCTACACCGACGGCGACGGCAGCGGAAAGCCTACGGGCATCCTTGCAGCTTCGGGCGGGGCATCTACCGGAAAAACGACGGCCAGCGGTACGGCAATCACGAAAAGCGAAATCATCGACCTGGTGCATTCTATTGATCCAGCATACCGCGTACCGGGTGCAGCTTTTATGATGAATGACGCCACTTTGGCGTACATCCTGAAACTGGACCAAACGACCAACGTGGCGCCAATCTGGCAACCATCTTTCCAGGAAGGCATTCCGGGCAAAATCCTGGGCTACAACTATGTAGTCAACCAGGATTTCCCAACCATCGCAACGGGCAACAAAACGATTGCGTTTGGCGACTGGTCTAAGTACTGGATTCGCAACGTGCAGGGCTTTGGCATGGTCCGGCTGAAAGAACGCTTTGCAGATCAGTTGGCAGACGGCTTTTTGGGCTGGCTGCGTACTGATGGCAAATTGGTCAACACTGACGCCATTAAACTGCTTCGGCAAGCATAAAGAACAGGCAATCGGGGCGGGAATTTCGCTATCCCCTCCCGCTCCCGGTTGCCGACCAAAATACGCGCATGAATTTCAATACCGGACAATATAAAATCACAACGCAGCCGGC